ATTAATAAAATCAATAATAATTTTTACGCTGTCTGGTTCAGTATATTCTGCACTTAATGTTGTATTTGCAGTTTTATTTACTAAAGAAAAAGCAATCTTAATTTTGTCAGACAAAGAATTTTGTGACAGATTAATTCCAAGACCTGTTTTTAATATATGTGGAGTAGAGGAAAGATTTGTAGATGATGTTGCACTAATAATATTTGAATAATCTCCAACAATCATCATCATATTATTAAAAAATCTACATCTTTCATGATATTGAGATCTGTTATTTTTATAAAAAATTCTATTATCAGCATTTGCTTGAAACACATCATCTGCTACATTAATAACATTATCATCAGCAGGATCTAGTGGAGTTATTATTGTTGGAATTGTTGTTGGTGTTGTTACAACATATTGCCAATTTTCCTCTTGTGAAAAAATAATTAAATTTTTACTATCAAAGCCAGAGGCGGATGGGTTTGCTCCAGCAGAATATATTCCTATTTCTGTAATTTCATATCTTTCTTGACTTGGAAGTTCTGCCGTAAAAACCAGTTTATTAGTATTATTTTCAAAAACATAACCTTTTGAAGATATTGGAACTCTAAACATCTCAAAACCAAGTTCTTCTTTTGCAGAGTATGTAACAAAATCATGAACATCTCCAGTTCCTAAAGGCTTTGCTGCTGAGCCAAAGGCCATATATGAGGCGTATGCTGGAGCGGTTCCTAGCATATACTTTGCTACTATCTCTTTACCATTATCTGTTATCATGATCCATACTCCTCAATTAAATCTGTATCTATTGTACCATCTGAAAGTATCTCTATCTCTACTCGTTCATCTTTTTCCATATTTACAGTTTCAATAACCAACCTTGCAGACCTGTTATATCCAACAACGACTGCAGTTAAAATTAAATCTTGGCTTGTTGCAAGATAAACATTTGTTCCATTTGTGCTTTCACTACTAGGAACTTTTGGTATTTTATTTTCTAATTTTATTGAAAAGTTACCAAAATAAGTATCTGATGTATCTTGTAAACCTAATATTTTTTTAGGATCATATCGTTTTGCAATTTCCCACATATTTACTATTGGTTGATAGTTAATGCTTGGTGTATTAACAAAATTAGTATTATTTAATAATAAAAGAGCATGTCCATTTATTTCTTCAAAATATAAATTTAATATGTCAGTTGTTGTGACTGGATTTATTTTAGCCTCATTAAATTCAACATATTGTGGTGTTGCTATTTTTACTGGAGATTTTACAACTAAGTTAGATCCAGATGAACCAGAATCTCTTGCACCACCCTCATTTGGTGGAGCATAGTCTGATGGCGTTGTTGGTTTTACGTCAACTGGAGTTCCAGTATATCCATCAACATCATATGAATTTCCAGATGTTCCAGTATTTCCAATTGGTGCTAGATTATTTGACATCCATCTTGTTGCTGCCTCAATAACATTATCTGTAGTTCCTTCATCATAGTTATATGACATGCTATACCTCACTCAAATATATTGTCATATTTGGGCCATCACTACTTCTGCTATATTCAATATTATAAACTAAAAATTTACTTGATTGTGGTGCAACCATATCAATGTTATCATTATTTTTATAATCAATTGTAACTAAATCTCCTAATTGAATAATTGGTGTTGCAAAAATATTTAAACCAACAGCCTTTTTAGGTATCATTAATTTTTTCAAAATCCAATCCATCAACAGTTCTGCATCATCTTGATTTTGAATATAATCACTTTCAATAGAAAATTCATTTTTGCCATATGTAATTCTACTTAACCTAATTTTGTCATATTGTTGTTTTTCAAAAGTTGGAGAATATACTAAACTATTACCAACAAGTTCTGGGTCTGAAAAACTTGATCGTTTTTTAAAATAATCGTCTACAGTTAATTGTCCTCCACCATCTTGTGTAAATGCTACTCCATTAATATTTAAAAAATTATAGTCAGTTGTTCCTAAATCTAAAAGCGAATCAGTTGCATTAAAAATTAAAAACTCTGCTCCATAGGCTGTAGATGTATATCCAGAAACAACATAGTCTTTAGTTCTATCTGGTAGTTTTATAATTTTAGAAAATAATGCTGGATATGCATTATCAAACCTTACATTAAAATATGCACATTCTCTCATAATTGTTCCAAACTCATCAAAATACATTTTAAATTTATTTGGTTCTGCAGCACTAATTCCAGAAAGATATGTTTGTTGTAATATGCCACTTAAAGCATATTTTCTCATTGAATTATTAACTGTTATATTTTCTCCTCCAAAAACACCTGCTATTGGATTTCCAGATATATTAGCATTTGAATTTTCAGAATAGTTTTCAGTTAACGCATAAATATTTTCAAACATGCATTTTGATCCTCCCCTTGTAAACAATGCCATATTATTATATTTTGGCAGAGGAGAAGTATCATCAACTGTTGCAACTAAAATATTATTTATATACAAAAAGAATCTTCTAGAGTTTGCATTTAAAACATTGTCTGCATACTCTATAGAAAGATCATAAACTGTATCTACTTTGTCATAAAATTTTCTTGATATTCCAACAAAATTTCCACTATCAGAAAGTATATCTCCTCTACCACTCCATAATAATTCTGGAATGGCATGCGTACCATAACTATCTGCTCCTGGCGATTCCTCACTAGAATAAATTTTATAAAATACAATATTTGAAGTTTCTTCTGTTCCTCCATCTAAAGAAATAATTTCAAAATAATAACCATTATTTGTTATTGGATTTACTAAGACTCCAATTCCACCAGAGTTTCCAGAAACACCTACTGACGCTGTTGGAGACTCTGAACTAATTTGATAATATGTTGTTCCATTAAGAGGTGTTATTTTTTGTTTAACAGTGCCATCCTCACTCTCAATTGATTCTGCTGGAGACCCAATAATTCTAATTCGTGTTCCAAAATTTTTAAACCTATCTTCCAAAGGTTTGTGTACATATGTTATAAAGTCAATTGGCTTAATATCTGTTGTGTCAAAATTTGGTCCTTTTAATACTAAAGCAGAAGACTGTACAACACCTTTATTTTTTGTTGGATCTATTTTATTAATATTTGTAACTTCTGATTCTGTTAAATTATATTTTGATAAATATTTTTTAATTACACCATTTACCGAACTACGTTTTGCAACTACTGATCTAACACCTGCTGCTGAACCAGTAGCAACCGTTCCATCAAAAGATTGATTACCAAATAAATATTTAGAAACCATAGCACAACCTTTACGATTTTCTGGATCTGTCCAGTATGTTTGTAATCCTGAAGAATGGCTTGTTATTGTTGTTCCAAACTGTGCTCTTCCATGTTTTGCAACATCTCCATTTTGTCTTTTTTCAATACCATTAATTGTTACATAATATGGTTCTGCAAAAATTCTTACATTGCCAGTAGGATATATTTTTCCATTATATGATAGTTTATTAAAATAATACTTATATTCTGCATCATTACTAATCCAAACATTGCCAATGCTGTCTACATTATACTCAATTGCATCATATTTAATAACTTCACCATTTGCATAAAAATATCCTTGATGCCTAGCAAGTAAATAAATGCTTTCACCAAAATCTATAATGTTATTTATTAATTCATGATTAACAACTGTTGGTGGTTGATTAGAAATATCTTGATTTAAAGTAAGTGCAGATAATGCATATCCAGTTCCTTTGCCATCTTTTTTAAGTTCTGCAGACTCAGATATTTGCCAAAGCAATGCTGTTTTATATACCCATCTTTTATCACTTTCTTCAATATTTAATTCTTGACCAAGTGCACTATATGTTTTATCAATATATCTTGATTTATAAGTAATTTTTCCATCATTATATATTTTTTTATCTTGTGATGCAATTGAAATTATATTTGGCAGTTTTTTATTATTAATAAGTTTATTTTTAATAATAGTTGCAGTATTCTCTATTAATGAAGGGCTTCCTTGTCCAATTGTTATATCCCAAGAAGATGTATTATAAAATCCAGCATCTAATTCTTCTTCTGCTACAGTATTATAAAATTCTCCATCGTCAGAATTAATTAAAATTTCTGGCACATTATCAACTGTTTTTGATCCTATTAATTCATAATTTGTTGATCGTGAAGAAATTCCAGCACCTAAAACTGTTCCAGTTTGTGATGGCATAAGGTAGTTTTTGCTCATAACAATAAAGTTATTATACTCATCAAAAAACATTGCTGTTTGTGTAGACACTGCTAAATCATTTAATACTTCTGCCAGGTTTCTATCTGGTCCTACAAAAAAATATGGAATTACTGGTTCTCGTTCTGAAGTATTTCTTTTATAAATATAATTGCTAAATCCTACATAGTCTAATAAAAGAGCAATTGCATAACTTAATGACACATTTGTTATAAATAATTCTGGAGCAGGTAATGATTCAAAATGAAAATAAAAATCTCTAAGTTCTATAGATATGGTTCCGCCAGTTATATCTGCTTGCGGAAATCCTTCTGAATATAACGTTTTAATTGGAACTGTATAATCATTTCCACCAACATTAACAATTGTTTCATAAAATGTAAACTTAATATTTTTTCTTAGATAATCTTTGATTATACTATTAGAATTATTTTCATTAAATGCCTGTTGATCATCAAATATGTTTATTGAACCAGTAGATACTAATAAACTTCCAATTGGCAAAGCGCTTGATCCTAAATCACCTAAAGATTTTTTAACATTATAATCAATTACATTATCTGTAATATCTACCAAAAGTCTTGGGGAAAACTCAATTAAATCAAACGTTGATTCCTGTTTATTCATAGTATCTACAACAATTCTAATACCATCAATATATTCAAACTCTCTATATTTAATTCTATTTGTTGCTGTTTCTATAAATGAATTTGGAGAAGTTAAATCGGTTACTAAGTGTTTGCTTTGATTTAATGATCCGTCATTTAAAAACCATGTATATTCTGGAACAAACTGATCATATTGATTTGTTGTAGCATTCCACACATGATATGTTCCTTTGTCTGTAGAATTTGTTACAACTAAATAAGAATATCCATCTATTGATTCGCTTGGCAATAAACTTGTAGACGAATATGTTTCTGCATGTATAAATTTATTTTTAAATAAATCTGGAATCTTTAATCCATAAGATAACTCTACATATCCATCTTCTTTAATAATTGCAGTTCCATCTGGCCTTGTTGATGAAGAATTAAATGTTTGTACAGTAACCCATTGATTTCCAAGCAGTACATCTATTTTCCAATTTTTAGGAACTGTTTTATTTAACTCTCCATAAAATGGATCTGTGCCACTAGATGTTGGAGTTGGCGAAGTTGCAATTTGATAATTTCCAACATTCGTTTGCATTTTAACAATAAGCCTATTTGCTGGTACGCGATTTTTATAAGCAACAAATGGTGCTGCATCATCTATATAAAATTGTGATCCAACAACTCTATTAGCAATTCCTCGCTCACTTGTTCCAGTAGAACTTGTTGAATCTTTTTCTGTTCTATAAGATGTCCAATACTTAAATTGATCATCTCTAGTTGGCATATAGTATCTAGGTCGTTGTGTAAAAAATGTACCTTGATTTTCTAAAAAATCTACAGAATAATAAGGAATTTTTTTATCTAATAATAACATTTTATTAATACCAGATCTTGGTCGAAATGGTTTAATACAATCTTCTAATGAATAATATAAATTATACTTTTCTTTTGTTGATGTAAATAAAAGTGGTTGGTCTTCTTCATCATATCCACCATCAATAACAATATCTGAATCTGTTGCTCCAGTATAAAAACCACCAACGTCATTTTTATCAAAAGTAGATTGTATTGTTAAATATCTAGTATCAGAACTTTGTGGACGATATCTATAGTTGCCTAATTTAAAAATATTATCTGGCATATTCATATTCCACTCAGCAACAATGTTTGCTCTTAGTTGTACAGTTGGAGAGGTTTCAAAATGATTTTTTAATGTTGCATTTTCAAACATTATAACTCTTCCAAAGATACAGATACATTCCAAAAATCGTGCGTTGCTCTGCCTCTTTTAACAACATCATAACTAAAATCTGAAAAATATACCTGCATTATTTCAGTATATTGTGTAAGATGTAGGAATGTTGAATCTTGATCGCTAGATCCAAAATTATTATATTTATCATATGATAAAAACATCCAGAAAGGACCTTTGTGATTTTCATACCAATCCAAAAGTTCTACTCCTCCTGCTCCACCATCTACTGTATATTCATTTGTTGAAGGTTGATCAGAAAGGCCAGATGCGTCAAAATCTGCAGGATATGCATATGCTCTTGAAGGTAAGTTATCCCATGAAAATGATATTGTTGTTTTATCTGCAATATGGTGTGATCTCATATTACCATTAATCATTCTTTGTCTTTGTTCTATTCTAGTTGGTTTAAACTGAAGCGGAGATCTATTATGATCTGACAAAATTAAAAACTGGTTTGCTGGATTAGAAGTGGTTGCTAAAAGTGGATTGGCTCCAATTTCTTGACCAGTGGGAATATAAATACCACTAGCAGAAAGAGTTCCAGGATTTTCAGACCAAATAACAGCCTGTGGCCTTGTATATCTTTTACGACCATTTAAATATGCTACTGTTGCCATTATCTGTAACTCCTAATTCGTTGTGCATCAATTTGTTTTATCTGATTAATGACAGTTCTTGCAATCTCATTTGGATTTGCATTACTGCTAGTAACATTGACGCTTATACCATAATTATACACTGAATTAAAATTTCCACCTGAAAAATTACCATCATTAATTTTATGTAATTGACTAACTCCTATTGCATCTACAGCACTCTTTCTTACTACAAATTCTCCAGGAGTTAACATTGCTGGAACAGTATCAGTTCCTTTTGAAAATCCACCATTAGCAAAATATTTTGGAACAAGACCACCCATTGATCCATACAAAGATTTAAATTGTGCTGCTGCTCTTGCTGCAGCGCTTTGTAGTGGTTGTGAAACATTTGATTTAGCAGTTGATCTTGATGAATCTGCTTTTTTATCTTTTGCTGCTGCATCTCTATTTAATGTTGGATTTGAAGTTCCTGCACCCTCTATTGCTGCAATGCTTGGTCTATTAATTCCAGAAGTAATTGACGTTGTTGAGAATTTTTTATCTGCTGCATATGCTGCTTGATCTAATCCTGCTCTTTGTGCACCAACTCCGCCAAATATTTCAAACATCTGATTGCTTAATTTTTTATCTGCAATGAGTGCAGCATTCTTGTTGTCTATAACTGCTTGACGAGATTCTAATGCTTTTACTACTCCTGGTATTACAAGTCCAGCAGAACCTATTGCTGCTCTTTCAAACATTCCTTGTGATGTTTGTTTATCCTTTGCAAGGGCTGCTTGATTTAATCCTGCTCTTTGTGCACCAACTCCACTAAATATTTCAAACATTTGATTGCTTAATTTTGTATCTGCAAGACGACCTTCATTTTTAGCATTTGCAGCAGCATTTGCTAGTTCGTCTCCTTTAACTGCTCCAACCTGAGTAAGACCTTCTGAACCTATTCCAGCCCTTTCAATTATTCCAGCAGAAGTTTTAATATCATCTAGTTTTGCTTGATTGTTCTTATCAATTTGTGCCTGTTTTGTTTCTTCTGCTTTTACTTCTCCAGATCTTGTAATTCCAAGCATCGTCATCGTTTGACTATAAATACCAACTATTTCAGCAACCTTTGGACTTAATCTATTTACAGCATCAGAAACATTTACAGCAGATCTTTCTTGAATTTTAACTGATGCTAATTGTTCTTTATTTCTAGCATTTTGTTCATCTGCTATTGCTTGTTGTCTTTCAATCCATGCTACAGTTTCTCTTACTACATCTGGAGATTGTTTAACGCTAATATCAATATTAGAACCAGATACTGATGGTGGTCTTGTTGTATCTCCATTTCTAACATTAATAACTGGCGCTAGTGGCCTTGCTTCTCCCTGCCTTACTGTTTGTGGCCCAGTAGTTTTATTATTTACTGTTGTTTTTGATCCATCGGCCTGTCTAGGATTTTGTGGAGCAGTTGTTCCGCTAGGTTTTGATTTTGATGAACCTTTAGAAACTCCTGCGGTTGAACTACCCTTTCCATTAATTGCATTTGTATTTTCTTGCAAAGCAATAGTATTAAGTTTTGTTTCTGATGTATTTATTGTTAAAGGATCATTTGCGTTTGTAGTTCCAAATGGTACAAATGTTCCTCCAACCATGATGCCATCTTGAACTCCAAAAGAACCACTTTGTCTTTGTGATGCTACAGAACTTGCTAAAGATGCTCCAAATAAATCTTGAACTGTTTTGTCAACTTGTTTTTGAACTGCGGATAGTAAGGCTTCTGGCTTTCCGTTTACAGCATCTTGAATTGCCTTCATAACTCCAGCATCGTCAAGTTTAAATGTACCAATTTTTTCTAAAAGACTAGCAATTGTATTATATGATCCAGCCTGTTCTGGTGTAACTCCTAAAGCCTTTGTAAATTTATCTGAAAGTTCAATTTGTTTCTTTAAAATATCAAGATTTATCTCTGCTTGTTTTTTAGCATTTTCAGCATTTTGTTTTTCAATCTCTGCCCTTGTTTTTCCATCAGCAGTAATTTTGTTAAGTTGTGCCTCTCTTGATTTTTCTAATGCTTTTTTCTTTGCTTCAACTTGCGCTAAAGCCTCCTGCTGTCTAATTGATTGAATTGCTTGTGCTGCTGCAGTCATATCTCCACGAGAAAGAGCCTGTGCAAGACTTAGTCTTCCTTGTTGAAGTTGGTTTAATTGTTCATTACGAGAAATTATTTCATCAAGTGCTTTTATTTGTTTGTCATAAACATTATTAACAATATTTTCTTCATAACTAATTAATTCAAGTGCATACCCATTACGTTTTTGTGCAAGATCTATTTCTGTTTTTTGTACTATAAAAGAATTTTCAATAATCGCTTGTTGTAATTCAAGATATGTAAGTACCTCTTCATTGGCCATTCTTTGACCAACAACAGCATCTTGTTGTTTAATTGAGATAATTTTTTGATATTGTAATTCAAGTTCATTTCTTTTAATTTGTGAAGAAATTAATTCATCAAGTTGTTCTTTGGTTAATTGACCATTTTTAATTGCAAGTGCTATTGAATTACTTTCTGTTACAGCCATTGCTGTTGCATAATCAATACCCTTTGCCCTTAAAATATTAACTGCAGCAGTTCTGTCTTTTAATTTTTTCATTTCTTTTGCATTGTTTGCAACAAGTTCTCCTGCTGCTGCGGATGCCATCGCCCTGTTTAAGTCTTGAACATTTTGAGTAATTGAAACAGTTCCATCTTTTGCAATTTTAATAAACTTACCAAATTTTTTCTGTAATTCTTCTGGGCTTAATCCCTCAACCATATCTATAAAATCTGTGCTTATGTTTTTACCATAATTCTTACTACTTTTTGATAGTCTAATAAGTTGATTGGTTATACCATCAAAT